GTGAAGTCGCGATACACAGTTACAGGAGCGCATTGTTTTAGTGCCTCGTATTTCCCTTGGTGTAAACCGATGGCGTGAGATCCACGATACTGATTTGGCACCAGTCGCGCAGTGCCGCCGCCGTTATCGGTTGTAGCTGCCCACTCTTTTACTACCCAACTATCGCCCACCTTGTAAGCACACACAAGCTTATCGTCAAAAGCGTTGGTCACTTTCTTACCAGTGGAACTGTTGCGAATCCCAATGATGTTAAGGTTGTACTCTCCATTCTCAAAGAAGGCATATTTTTTGGCGGCCATAGTAGCGCGCAGAATGTGAATATTCATAATATCAAAGTTAATAAAAAGACGGCTGCAATGGTGTAGGTTGTGCGGCGCAACCGGTTATATCGTTTGTCGCGCTTCTGCAACTCATCCAGTAGCTTGGCTTGTATCTTATCCTGCTGAGCAATTACCTCCGCATCAATCTTCAACTGCTCTCTGCAAAGCGCCAGATTCTCGCGGGCCTCTGCGCCCTTAATCAGATAGTAATTATTTGCCGAGAGAGTCGAGCTGTCGGTGCATTGCGATAAGGCGTAATGTGGTGCCGCAAGAAGTATCACCAGCAAGAGCAATATAGAGCGTATCATATTTTTGATTAATTACTAGTTGAGTGTCGTGGATGGCCTTGTACTTTAGGCGAATTTGATAGAGTGTGTCGAGGTCTTTTTCAACTATCCTAATGGCAGGGCCGTGCACAACTTTCTCGGGTTTTGGAACTGCAAACTCTACGTAAGCCATCCCACCAAAAATTAGCAGGCACAACAGCAGTACAGTTAGCGACGATTTACTCATCCTTTTGCTTGCCGCTAAACTTATCTACTGAGGTAAAGCCGAGCGTTAAAATAGTTACCCACTCAACAGCTGCAACTAGTTCCGCACTGGGTGCAATCTCCTGCGGGCTCATTGAGTTGTGGGCCATCGTTCCAAATAGAACAAACGCCCCGATAATTCCAACGAACCGCTTGCTAGATAGTTGGCCGTTGTCGCCTTTAAAAATTTCCAATAGTTTTTTCATCTGCCTTGTCCCCTATATTTTTTGAGTGGTTTATTATTCTTCGAATGTACGCCCTTGTTTTTACGCTTGGGCTTTGGTTGCCAACTTGCTGCCGTGTTACTTTTTACTTTTGCCATATGTAAAGCCTAAACCAGTTAAAATCCTCAGTTCCTCCATTCTTTTGGTATTCCAAAAACGCATCATAAATCGGGCCTGCGTTCTTTGCCTCGTCAACGACAAAAACGGCCGTATCCAATCCGACAGCCATCATTTTACTTACATATACTTCCTGCACTGTCTCGAGCTGCTCAACTTTAGCAACGGCCTCAATAACGGCCTCCTTTAGTTGCTCTTTTTCCTGCACTTTGGTCTCAACCAACTGCTCACTCACTTGGTGCGCTTGCTTGGTGGCCTGCCCAACTGCCTGTGTGTTTGCTTTAATCTTCTTCATCAATGCATCCATCTCATTCACTGGCTCTGGCTTAACTGCCCATGACTCGGTAAACAAATAGCCAAGAGCAAATAGGGCGGTAAAAATGTATAGCAGTCGCATAGTGTTAAAGTTTCTTCATTGAGTTAATTATGCGTAGTTCGGTTATGGCAGCACTGAGCGCACTGTCTGCCGTCTTAAGCATCTTGTAAGCCTGTTTCTGTTCGGCTCTCAACGCCACAATTTCCTTTTTACATTCATCGATTTGCGTTTGATTGTTCGCACGCAAGTCCATATACAAATAAGACACAGCCAGCAGCATACAAAAAGCCACGGCAGCAACTGGGTTTTTACGGAATTGATCAAACGAAACGGGAAGCGGATTCGCATTGGGTTTAATTTTCGGTGCAGTCATTATTCAGATATATTGCAGTAAGGTGATGACGGATTAAATTCACAGAAATGGGCAAGGTAAAGCGACTCACACCCAGCGAAAACATGGATTCCGCATGGATTTGGGAACACCTCTTTAGTTGCAAAGGATTCCAACGGTTCATCGTTCCAAAGGATGTCAACGGCATAAAGTGGGGATAGGTCGGTGCAGTTACCTTCTTCATCGTGAGCAAGGCATATTTGTCCGATTTCAACGATGGCGCAGTTAACGGGGTTGCCTTCCGTGTCCGTTATTTGGGCTTTGTATGTTGCCCATTCGGTGGGGTTGGTGAATTCGTATTTGGTGAAAGTCATTTTAGATAGTTGTTATGGTTGCGCAATCAGTATCGGAAAGGGGTGTTGGGAAAAGTGCCATTTGTTGGATGAATTTGGGGGCGTCTAAAATGTTAGTTGATATATATTCCAATGCTGTTGCAGTAAATGATGTTGCAGTAATTACCTTAACTCCGTTTTCAAATATATCCAATGTACTCCCATTCCATTTAAATATTATTTTACAAGTGTTAGTGGTAGTTGTGTATAAAGATGTGAATGTACCTGCAACTCTTTTTGACAATATTATTCTTGATGATGAGTTCAAACTTCTAATTTGTAGTTGATTGCCACTTGTTGGTGTTATATTATCACCTAAAGAAATACCTTGACCTGTAGTATCGGGTGTTAAAGCCACATTCCCCCTCAACTCCACAAACCAAGTACCCCCACTCGCTGAAATCAAACCATTGGTGTAGATGTTATTTCGGCTGAAAGAATCTGCAACACGGGTTGCGGTGGCTCCCGATGTGAAGATTGGCGTAGTTGCATAAGCACCTAACTCCATTTGTGGTTGTGCGATGCGGATGGTAAAATCGTATGCTTGCCCAATACTTAAAGAATTTGTATCAAAGTACGGTCGAATACTAGTGTTACCTACTGGTAATGCAGATGTAGTTTGTGTGTATCTTGTGAGAGTGGATGTTGGGTTAAAAGTTGTTGTGTATGCATTGGATGCATTGTCCAATTGAACAAGACGAAAATTTGGTATACTACCGCTAACAAGTTTGATGTATGCGCTAAAGGTATACACTTGCCCAGCACTTGATGAGTAACTTGTAGAGTTCGGCAATATAGTGATGAATGTTTGAGTTGCAGTTCCTTGAAATCTGAAATCAATATATTCCAATCCATTTTCTGTACCAAGTGAAATAGTTCTTGTTAACCCAATACCACCATTGAATGTCCAAGTTGTTGGCGCAGTTCCAGGACTCCCCGCTACCGCACCTACCATTGTACTATTAACCACCAAATTCGTCCTCTGCGGTTCAAGCAACGCACTCGGACAACTGCCGTAGGTATAATCTAGACGGGGTACTCCCGTTGCCATTAATTCAATGTTGCCCGAACTATTCGTGCGGTTTGCCGTGCTTGTTCTTGTCCAAGTTAAATCGCCATTCCCGTTGGTCGGAATCTCGGAATAAAGTTTATTTGCCTTGTAACCGCTTGGGATGAGTAACAAGGATGCGTTCAGCAATAACCCACTAACCGCATCAACGCAACTTCCACCCTCAACTACTCCGCCATCCGCAACAACTCGTGTAGCGTAAGCGCCAAATATCCCCTGGGCATAATTGGAACGATTGATTCCAACGCCCAAACCTATGCCCTGACGCATTAGTAACCTATTACGCTGCCCGACGAAGTTACGAAACCGGTAATCTTGTTACCCTTACCCGCGGGCAAAAATGCGCCCTGCTTAAAAGTAATGCCCGACATTCCGCGTGCAGTTAGCACATTCGTAGCCGTGCCGTTTTCGGCGGTGACGGTAAAACTTGTAAATACTGTATCTTCTTGGGGGATTACTGCGTCATAACTAACGCCCGTAACTGTTGCCGCCCCGTGGCGAACAAATCCTTGTGAACCTGCAATGATGTCTGCGCTTGCTTGTGCCATAATGAGTGCAATTTACAAAAGGCATAGGCGCAGGCTGTTAACAAATTAAATGATCCACCACTGGACGCCATCGCAAATAATTGTAACGGTTTGGTAAAGTGAATTTAACACCTCCGTAGGGCTGCCGTCAATATCCGCACCGCCTCCAGTAATTACAACCGTGTGGTTACTCGCTATCTTTTTAAAATAGTATTTTTTGCCCTTGCTCTGCGTTGGATCAGGCAAATCGACGTTAACTGTACCACCACTAGAATCGCACAGGATAAGCTCGTAGCCGTTTGTTATTGTATGGCTGCCTGCCGTGTAGGTGACAGGGGCGTTGTGCTCTTGTATGTGCCAATCCAAAACCTCGGTGCTATCGGTGTATTGCAGCATTACTTCCCAGCGTGTATTCTGTGTTGGCTGAGAAGTTGGCGCACCGTCTGCGTAGTTTACGAGGTGCTCTACAAGCCTGTATGGTATTGCGCTTGTTTCCAAGTTCAATTTTGTAATTGCAAATTCGTGATAGTTTAATCGGTCGCGCACAATTCTTTCGCCAGTTCTTGGGTTGTAGTCCTCTGTTGTGCCTCCAGTAGCAACTGTATAATCTGGCGCCAATCCAATCCACTCACCTTCCCAAGTTTCAAAACGAGCGTTAAATGTGCCACCATTAAACAGCCATTTCAAAGAATCAAAGCTCAGCGATTTGATGGCATTCAACGCCCCCGCATCGTGCCAAATGCCCTGCACAATTGTAACAAATTTATTATACTGTCCTGCAATACGTCGCCCAATAATTGTGCCCAGGTCGTCGTGTATGGTTGCGGAATAACCACTATACCAATCAGACGACAAAACCCATGTAGTGCCATTGTAAACGTAAATACTACCGAAACCAAAATCCCCCTCGCCATCGTAATACTTTGGGGTAATCTCCAAGCGTTGGCTATTGCCACTAGCTGCACCGCTAACAGTTATAGTTTGTTTCGTAGTTCTGCTAAAGTTTGGATTTTCGGTTGTGCCAAACGGCTGCGCTGCGCTAATAGTTCCCCAAAATGCAACTAAAGAAGTTGTGCTCGATGCCCAATTATTTGGAGCAACAAACAACCCTTGCTCCGCCTCAATATAATAATCTACAAATAAACGAGTGTATCCAGTTGGAACCTGGGGCAACACAAAATCCATAACGTGCGTATTGTAGCTATTTCGCGTATTTGTTACGGTTAATTCTTGGTATTGATATGTAGGTATAGCGACAGTATTGTAAGCGTTTGTAATGGGGCTATATTGCGAAATAGTACCGCCGCTATTCTTAACATAAATGCGATAATTAAAAATATAACGTTGGTATTTTTTAGCGCTGCTTGTGCTCAAGGCTATATAGGAATCGTCAAACCATTTGCAAAGCATGCGTACCCGTGTAGGTTTACTTTCCTGTATTGTTTTGTCAACTATTGACAATTCTACACTATTAACGTCGGGCTCAGTTCGTAATGCAAAAATCCCGTTTTGCCTTCCTTCGATAACGTCAACAGCTCTAACAGGTGGCTGATATGTTAGGTTAGGTTTTGATTGCCACTGCGGACGATCATTAACGCCCAATGTAACTGCGTGCAATGTTGTGCCTGTACTTTGATAAACACCAGCCGCATTGTAAATGCGCGTTGTGATGTTAACTGAATTATAGGCATCGTCTGGAACTATCCAATAAGCTCCAGCTTCATGCGTCATACGCGCGCCATATATCTGTAGTATTTGTTCAATGGCTTGTTTGCCACTTAATACGTCGATGTTTGTATCTGCCTCAAAAGGATCTGTTGTGTCTATAAATTGAACGTCACTAAACGCATCAAACTTTTGATAAAAAGAAAGTAAGTTTAACTTAATATTCGCAAGGCCTTTGTTGGACACTTGTGCGGTATCGTACATTGTAACTCCATCGCGCAAATATGTATTGTTGCTAAGATGTGTCCAATATTCGTCCAATCCGCAATACTCTAATGATTTACGTATTATGTCTAGTGCTGTTGCCTTCCCGTCAGTAAACCAAGATTGGTCGACGTTAAAGCCTTCTAACAAATTCAGCGAATCCACCGCACTCAATGTGAACACAGGTGCTCCGTCTATGCTTTCACGCAAATAATCTGCCTGATCGGCAACAACCCTGCCGACATAAAACAACGAGCTTGAGCGATAAATTAAAATTGCGTATTTGTTTTCTTCATTGTTGGCTATGTCGATAAAAGCATTGCGCACTGTGGTATTTGACATGTGCCAAAAAGTTGTAGTTCTACTTGGCCTTACGTAATTTTGATAATACGTATCTCCTTGTCCTTGCCTTTCAATTGTAAATCCATCACCAGCTAGCGTCAATTCTGTGCCACCAGTAGACGAACCACTTGGCGCATCCCATAACTCAACTCTGTAATCTATATCCTGCACGCTCTTAAAAGAGCCGTAGTAAATCCTTGCCATTATCCGCGTTTGCTATCTGTGTTATATCGGTTTAGTACTATCGCCAAATCCCTGCCGCTTATGGTTGTGCTCGCCACAAATCCGCTCTGGTTGTCGGTCTTAATAAGATTGCGCAACTTGTCAAGTGGTGCGATAACTTCTGGGTTGGTTGACGCCCCGGGGTACTCCCCCATTAAGCCTAGCGTCGGACCGCTCACAATTCCGCCCTCTGCAAATGCTGGAACCTTTGGCCCTTTGCTCATTGTTGCAGTCACTGCTGTTCCTATGGCAACCAAGGCTACCCCCGCGGCCAATGCTTCTGCGGGTGACGCAAAAGCTGTTTTCAGTTTTTCAATACTGATGGCGTAGGCAATTAACATTTTACCCACCTTACTCATAAAGGAAGCCAACGCAGAAATAATTGAACCCCCTAAATTTTTTAACACGTCTTGTTGCCCACTCAATGCCCCGCCAATTGCCTCAGCAAATGCAGACGAAACATCTTCGCCCAATTGTTCAACTGCCGATGTGATACCCTCTATTAATGTTTGGAAATCTTGCGCGACTTGGCTATAACTTTTAGGATCAATTTTTACCTGCATTAAAATTGGAGCCGTTGCCGTTCCCGCAATTAAATTAGATCCGCTTAGCTCTTTTGATTTTTGCAGTTCTTGCTTTTTCTTTTCAACTGCCTTTTTATTATTATTAATCAACCAATCCTGTGCGGCCGCTTCACCTGCCGCTCTATCTCTAATAGCTTGCAAGGCGTCGTCCAGTTCTTTTTGCAGCAGTTCTTTCTTTTTATTTCTACGCTTATTAGCCTGGTCGATTTGTAATTGCGTTTGCTTTTCGTCTATCGTTGCTTCAATTGACGAGATATCGCGCTTTAATTGTAGGTATTTGGCGGAATTTTTATCGTAAGCCTGGAGCCAATCTGTTAGATTTGCTTTACGCTGCTTTAAAAAATTAATTTCTATTTGAGCCAACTGAGCATCGCTTGCCCCTTTTAGTTTCGCGTTGTTTAATTCTTTTTTTAATCGTTCATCCGAAATCTCCTGACTCATTTCAGAAGTTTCTTTTGCTGCCGCCGCGTCTTTATTATATTTGTCTGTTAGGGTTTCAACTTTTTTGCCTGCTTCTTCTGCTTTCTTTCCAACATTTGAAAACGCAGAAGCAACTAACCCAATAGCCACGATAATTGCACCCGCTCCAGTAGCAACCAAAGCGGCGGCATAAACTCTGGCAGCAACAGTAGCCTGCCCCATCACGTAGGTTTGTATTCGCGTCGCTGCTGTTTGTAGCCCAACCATGACGGCACTCTCTGCCTGCAAAGCATTCTGCACCGCTTGCACTCCATTGACTAAAGCAATAGCGCCTTGCAGCTTCATCATGGTTTGTTGCAGGTCTTTGCTTTCAAAACCCAGTATAGCCGTTGCTCCCTCAACTGCGCCAAACGCACCCGCTACTCCTTGTATACCACCGAGCACCGCATCTAAACGACGCGTATCGCTAGCAAAGTATGACACCTCAGCCCGAGCATCTCCAATGCTATCCTTAATTCTACCCGCCTGCTTAATGATGTCGTTGGCGGCTTGTGCAAACTCTGGCCCCAATGCCCTTGCCTCCATGGCTAGGTTAGTCAACTGTCTGACAGTTCCCGCCGTTGGGTTTTTGGTGGCAATGTTGCTGAGCTTGTCCTGTATGTCCTTTGCGCTTTTAGCAACGTCGGCACTCATTTGGTTGCCGCTCTTCTGGATCACTGCGATTGCATCGTCGAAACCTTTTTTAAGTTTCTCAATGTCTGCGCCAATTACTATGTTTAACGACCTTGCCATTATCTGATGTAGTTAATAATGAAGTCCTGCGATACCTGATAAATGCCAGAGAATCCCGCCTCGTCGTCTGTGAGTTGCAACTCACTGTCAAACTCAATAGCTTGGCAGCTGACGCCGTTAAACGTCCCCGGCAATGTGGCCGCCTCAAACGCCGCACGAACTTGCTCAGCGACCGCCGTAGCGCTTGCGAAGGTTGTGCCAAAACTATTAACCTGCACACGCGCAAAGTCAGTGCGTGAGTGGCTCGTGTTTGTCGGGCTTGCAACAACGCTAACAAGGTTGTAACTGATTGCAGGGAATGCGCTTTCTTGTGGAATCCGCAAAGGGTTTAAGCGTGTACTAACCAAGGATGTGAGGCCCGCGTAGTTGCTTAAAATGTTATATACTATTTTTATAGGGGCGCTCATGCTTTGGCGTCGGGTGTTAATTTATCAAAGACATGCGAATATAACTTAACGGCGTCCTCAATACTAATATAGTCGGACTCCTCCCATGGAAATGTTAACAGCCTTTTCGGCTCGATTGGCTTTTTTAAGTGGGGCGCCATACTGGTAGCAACTGCCCAGCGGGTAATTTCCCATTGGTTTTTGTACTGCTGTTGCTGCGCCTCCCTCATGCCGTCAAGTTTCAGCCGCCAAAATCGTGGCGTGCATCTCCAAAACTCGGACTCACTTAACCCCATTTCGCCGTAACTGATGCGCTCAATCTTGCGCCAAGTTAGCGGTGCGCCGTCGCCCTTGGCTTTTACTTTCCCTCTGGCTCGTCGCTAGAAAAGAAGTCAGTAACCGCCTTTGTAAACCCATCCAATGCAGGGCTTAACTCTGAGAATCGTGTAACTGCGCTGCCTAACTTTTGTACTGTTGCAAATGGCGTTTTACCTCCATCCGCCTCATACCCTTCGAGAATCCCGTAGAATGCGCAAGCTAGTGCGAAGTCCATAGATTTGGCGAGGTCTTTCTGCATGCTCAAATCTGCAAAGTTTTCCATACCTGCCAACTGCATTACGTTGCGAAGGCTGTTCATGTTAAACAAAAGGGGGTGCTGAACACCCCCAATGATAATGTGGCTCATGCCACAAATATAATAAAATAAACTTATGAAACGGTTCCGATGGTCAAGGCACCAGTACCCTGCAAAGTTCCTGTGAAAGTTGCTTTGTCGTTGTTGGGTGCGCTCAATGACAAGCTGCTAAAGTAAGCAGAGCCAGTGAATTTTTCGTCGCCTGTTACGTTGGTAGTCATTACAACGGTCAAAGAAGTGCCCGCCAACAAATCAGTCAAAAGGTCTTTGAATGATTGGCCGCTTGTGCTTACGCTTGCGTCTTGCTCAAAGATACCTTCTACGTTCATTGTGTAGCCATATTCGCCAGCGATAAACTCTTTGGCGCCTGCGCTATCTTTGTTAGTAACGTCGATCATATCTTTAGAAATGTCGATTGAGTGAGAGGTCGCGTTTGCGATTTTAGTTAATGTGCCGCTTACATCTTTGTAGATGCTAATGAGCGTGCCGTTTACTGGTCCAGTAGTTGCCATGGTTATTTGTATATTAAATTATTTTTCTTTGCTAGGTCGGCAATGATTGAATCAACGCCTTTAAGTATTTCCTCAGTTACCGCATTTGCATTTTGGTCCAACGCTGGGCGCATAAATGGGCGAGGTGTCAAACTGCCTGTGTAGCGTCCATTGGATTGAATACGTGGAGCGGTGCCATATTCTACCATCACGCCGAGATAACTGTTATAGTATTCTTTTCTTAAGCCAATTAGCGCCTTGTCTAGGTTTGTGCTATCCTTTGCCGTGATGAATCCAATCGAATCGCGTAGGTCACCCGTATCGACAGGGGCCAAACTTTTGGCGGTGTTAATAATGCGCTGACTGCTTTTTCTAATCACCTTCTGCAACTTGGGCGTTTTAACGTTTGCGCCCATAGCCTCCAAGGCATTCAGGACCTCGGCCATCCCAGTTACATTTTTGTCGGCCATTATTGCGTTAATTCGGTTTGTAGTTTCAAATATAGATTACGCTGCAGGTTGGCTATGTTAACAATGTTATGGGCGCCGATGTCGTCAACCACCCTGTGCTTAACGCCTACCGATGAATTAAAGCGGATAGTATAAAACACAATCTGTTTATGCTCGCGTCTGTCAGCGTTGACATTCTCAGAGCCTGCCTCCTGCTCAACTCGCTGCGCCCAAGCGGTAGCGTATTCAGTCCACGTTTGCAGTTTCTCCCCTGTGTTGGTATCTATTGTTTCGGTGTAGCTTTGCAAGCTCACCAGTACGTCCATTACGCCCGCATTCATTAGATCATGATTTGAATTTTGTACGGATCTAGCAGATAGTGAAAGCCGAAACTCATCTCTGTTTGCATTGTGCCTGTAACAATCGCCTGCCTGTTATCGTAATACTGAGCAACCAACAACAGCGCAGCGTGTTTAATCGTTGCGGGCAGGATGGTGTCAGGATCTACCGACGTGGTACCGACAGGATTAAAGCCCTCGGAGATTTCAACGATGTACTTAATTGAGTCGTCGGTTATGCTTGTCGGCGTGTTTTCAAAAAAGATATTTCGCGAATAACTGCCCATTGGATCAGGCGACGCCAACCAGTCGGCAGAATCAAAAGCAACAACCGCCTGCGAGTCGTTCACATAGCTCACCGAGTTAATAGCCAAACAGCGCGTGTTTAAACGCAGATAATTTCCCGATGGTACATTCAGACCGTTTACAGGATTTACGAGCGCAGGCTGCCCCACAAATGAGTCATAGCCATATTTTGCCGTCGCTTTCCTAACTGAGTAACCCAAATAATTACTGCAAGCGTCCAAAGCCATAGAGATAAGGCCAGAAATATAAGTATCATCTGAGGAACTTGTAACCCTCAAATGAGTTTTTGCATCTGCCAAACTGAGGTAATCAGTGGCGGCATTTGCGAAGGCGGTGTATCTACGGCTAACAAACATTTTATTCGGCGTCTAGTTCGGTTTCTGGGTTTACTGTTTTTGCCTTCTTTGGCTTGCTTGGGGTAAGCGCTGGAATCTCAACAGCAACGCCTGCCTCAATTAAAAGCATGGCCTGCTTGGTTTCCATAATCACTTCTTCGCCCGCGTTGTAACTTAGGTTAAATTGTCCTGTTGGGTTTGCAACAAACTTAATCTTCATATTGGCCCAGGGGCGATGCAGTCAAGATCACCCCTGGCACTCGGTCTTTAATGACTCCGAGCAGTCAAGTTATTAGGCCACGATGTCCTTACATACCGCGAAGGCAGTAGGCTGCAACAAGTTGCAATCGAGGTAAGCATTCAATACAACGTTGGTCAAGCCAGCAGTAGCACCGCTATAAGGGTCAACTGTCAACTCCATACCACCCCAAGAGGCGATAGCCATTTTGCTGAAATCTCCGAAAATCATAGCAGACAAAGTGCTAGAAGTTCCTTTGCTCAAGTTGCTAGGTACCAAGGTAGAAGTGGCCACGGGGTAGCCGTTCAAATCCATACCGCCAGCAGGCCATATAAAGTTTCCTTCAACACCAGAAGATTGGCGTGGGATGGTTTGCAAAGCAGCTTTTACCTTAGGGTTAGTTAAGTAAGCAACTCCCTCGCCGTTAGCGTTTTCTACGGCCTTCATCAAATTAACAACGTCGGCCCAAACTGGAGCAATACCGTTAGCGTTGGTAGAGTTGCTAGTAGCACCACCTGCATAAGTAACGTTTACGTTGCTGTTTGCGATAATACCAGTAGGCTCGTTAGATCCACCACCTTTAATAGCAGCAGTTTCCAAAGATTGAGCCATAGCATTTAACAACCAGTTGCGCACGTAGGCGTCGATTGAGTTGCTAGATTGCAACATCAACTGGTTTGAAACTTGAATGTAAGCGGCCAAACGCTTAGGGCTGAAAGTGATTTTAGAGAAGGCAGGGCTCTTTTCAGTAGCAGAACCATTCTCAGTATTCCAACCAGCAGAAGGCACAGTGCTAGCGGTAGGCATGTCAAGGTTGCCAACCAAGCCAGACAACTGCTGAACACCCAAACCGCGCAATACGGTCTTTGGCAACAATACATCGATAATTGAACCAACAGAGGTCTGCACGTTTACACCACCTTCAGAACCAGAAGTGCCACCGGTTACTGACATGTCACGTTTGAAAACTTCAGAAGGAACTTTCATTGAGTGAGCGCTTACGCTTACACCAGAACGCTGGAACTCAGCAGCGGCCATTGAGTTGAACTCAGCCTCAACACCTTCGCGACGGCCAGTGATAGCCATTTCCATTGCGCGCTTGAAAGAGTAGTTTTCTTTCATGGCCTCTTTTTCTTTCTCCTCGCTGCGGCTAGCAACGTGCCCAGCGGCTTGAGCTGCAAGATTCTGCAATTTCTCCAAGGTTTCAACCTCAGCTTTAATGGCGCCCAAACGAGCCTCGATTTCAGCCAAGCGGTTGGTTTCAGAGTCAGCCATTGAACGGGCTTCTTTTTCGATTGTGTTTTGCAAGGTAGACAACTCGCCGAGCAAGCGTCCACGCTCTTCTTTCAATGCTTTGATTTTATTCATGATTTTGGTTTTTTGTTTTAATAATTGTTATAACGAGCCAGTGCCAACTTAATTACATCGGCAGCGGCTTGGCTTCTTTTTGCCTCTTCAATCTCGCGCTCCTGATCTCTTAAGGCCACAACACTACGGGCGTCGGCCTCGGTGTCAGCGTATGCGGGGTAAGTTACTGGGCTAACATCGTACAAATCTTCGATGACTCTAATTGTGCGCTTACCCATTTGGCCGTATTTTTCCGAGTCAGACCACATTTGCTCTTTGATCGTAAAAGCAAAACTGCTCTGGGTAATATCTCCGCGCATGATAGAACGCACAACGCTCATATGCGTTGGGTTTTCATAGTCGGGCACCCAAGTGTACTCAAGATTGCCGTCAGCATTTACAAACACTTTGCAGGTGTCTGCCTTGGTGCGCCCTAGAATCAATTCGGCCTCATGGTTAAACAGGCAGCGGATATCATACTCCTTGCTCAAAGCGTAGTCAAACGCCCCGGGAAGTATTACCTCTTCAAAATATCCTAGATCAGTGGCAGAGTTTACCACGGCAGCAATGCCGCCTATCTCCTTTGGCATGCCTTCGCCGTCTGCTCTAGTGTGGACGGTGCCCGTAAATGTGCGCCTTTCTTGTTTCATTAGATTACTTCTGTGTTATTAGTTCCCTCTGGGTTATTGTTCTTGTCGGCGGTGCTCATTAGTTGCGCAATTTTAGCATCCATGTAGGCGTCAATTTTTGACGACGGCATTAAGTTGGATTCGATTAAATACTCATCGCCACCATCAAAGCCGTTGGCATCTTCAAACATACGCGCCTCATTTCTAGAAAGCCAACCGCCGCGGATGCCCTTGTTATAATAATCTGCTCGCTCGTTGGCGCTGGCTCTCAACAGCGAATTAAAGTTAAATTTAAAGTAATAAGTCAACTTATCATTTTCTGTTAACAGCTTGCGGGCCATTTCCTGCTCGATATTGATGGCGTAACTTGCCAAAGTGCGTGCGTAAAAATCTTGGTACTCCTGCTCGACGCTGGATTTGATACCTTCCTTTGCGCCAATCATTGAGGCAGGTACACCAAAAATACGGGCGATTTCCTCAGCCGAAAACTTGCGGGTTTCTAAGTACTGCGCCTCCTCAGGGCTAAGGCTCAACTTTTCCATCTTGATGCCGTTGGGCAACACAGTGCTGCGGCTTGCCCCATCTATCACATCGTCTAGCGACTTCTTCAATGGCACTGCCTGCTCTGGCTTAATCTGTGCGTCAGATGTTAACAAGAATTTCAACACCCCATTTTTATAGACGCCTGCGCTCTGGCTAATTGCTGCCAAATCAATGCCCAAGGTTTCGGCGTGCACCACGATGGGCGACAAACCAACTAGCGGATCATCTCCACACAAACCCTTAAAGTGCAACATATCTGCAGCAGGAATCATGCCGGGGAATCCCTTGCGGTTTACTTTGTAGAATAGTTGGCCGTCCTGCATGATTGGCTGCACGTAATCGGGTGCAATCGGGTGCAACTCAATCCCCAAATATCTGCTATCACGATTGATAAAAGCATAGGCGTTGCCCTTGAGCGCCAAGTGGCTCACCATGTATTTGGTGAAGTCGTATTTTGTTTGGTATGCGTTTGGCTCGTTAACCAAGGCAGTAGCGTAATGTACTACAACCTGCTCGCGATTCTGGCCGTCGTCTTTATACAACTTTAAAGATAGCCCTGCAATACCGTCCGCAATAACTCTAACGCACGCATGAACTGACGCAATAGATAAAGCCGTGCGGTCGTTAACGGCCTGCCCGCTTTTTGTTTGATATCCGAAAACATTCTGTAAAGTATTGATGAGCCAATCAGTTGGCTGCGCTAAACCGCTGCGCTTTTCCGTTCTTTTTGGCTGCCAAAATTTTAGATTCATCGCCCGCAAATTACAACTACCACAAATTACTCACGTTAACAAATCTCATTTGTTTCTACCCTGTGCCAACCACCTGCTGAGCGCCGCCCTAAACACGTCATAATTTTTGTAACGCCTTACCCCAAACCTACCTAGGTACTTATCCTCGGTTGCATTGTAGGCATCCTCATAGGTCCGATATTTCGGGAGGTTGTTGTAATACTCTTGCATGTAGTCGTCCAAAAATTTCATAAGCTAACAAACCAAAAATCTGACTCCTTTTCTTTTGCGGCATCCTGCATGCAAGTGCCCAACGCCATAACTATCGAAACTGGGCCATCGACCTTATCGCCGCTTTTGGCCTTGTCGATTTTAATGTTTCCCGCTGGATCAGTGCGCAGCATAATGTTGGACATCATCCAACGGGTAACAGGGTTGCCCGCGTGGCGCAGTTTCTTATCTTTTACCAAGCGCTCCAGTTCTTTAGTAGGGGCCGACATACTGACAAACCCTTGCCCGAAAGGAAACATTTGTAGCCCCTCGTTTTGCAACTCAATAACCAACTGGCTAGAATTAAATCGGTCGAAGGCGATATCCTTAATGTCGTACTGCTGAGCCAACTGAATAACCCGCGCCTTAATAAACGAGTAGTCAGTTACGTTGCCATCGGTAAGCTCAACAAATCCATCCGCTGCCCATTGGCGAATCGATGCGCCTGCTGCGTCCTTACGTTTGTACGCCGTTTCCACAGGTAGCCAGTACCATGAGCGGATGGCATTGTATGCGGGAAAGTATAACGAGAAAGCGCAAAAGTCCCCAGTGCTTGCCAAATCCAAACCGCCATAGCACAACTCTCCCTCTAGCTCGTCCATCCCATCGCATGCCTTCCAGTCGCTGTCTGAAATCCAAGTCATCGCCGTATCAGTCCAAACGTTGAGCAGTTTGGTTTTAAACTCAACCTCCTTGTGCACAAACTCTTTGGCCTCGGTCAATCCCTGCTCCAACTGCCTAGGGTTTACTGATATCCCCCAGTTTGGATTTGCCTTTGCCCATACTGCGGGATCCGTCCAATCGTCGCCCTCGTCCAGCGTGTAGATTACCGAGAATAGCGCATCGTCCTTAATGGCGCCACTCAACACACCTGCGCAATACTGCCTGTGTTTGTAGCATGGTGCCTCACGATTAAAGCCCGCAGTGGTAATGGTGAACAGCAACGGCTGCCGACGTGCTCCCATTGAGTTGCGGATAACATTATATAATTCATCATTGGGGTGCGCGTGGTATTCGTCAATGCAACAGAAGTGCGCATTGAGTCCGTCCTGCTTGCCTGGATTCCATTCGAGTGGTTTGTAAATGCTCTGGCCGTAAAGTATCCGCCGATTGTTTACAGAGTTATTGACAGTCAACGCCTCGCTCAGCCAAGGCAGATTTTGGCAAACTCGCACCGACTCTCCAAACACCATCATCGCCTGATCGAGTTTAGTAGCCGCACTATAAACCTGCGCCGCTGGCTCGTCGTCCGCGATTAAGCCGTAAAGCATTAAAGCGCTGGAGAAAGTCGACTTGCCATTTTTGCGTGGGACCTCAACATAGGCCCGCGTAAATCTCCGAGATCCATCCTCATTGAGAAACCCGAACAGATTCCAAACAATGAACGCCTGCCACGGCTCTAGCTCAAACGCCCTCCCAGCATACTCGCCAGTCGAATGCTCGAGCTGCTCAATAAACTCAATGGCATGCTCAGCGTAGGTTTCCGAAAACCCCCAACCCGCTGCACGATCTGCCACGTAACGAGCGACGGCATTGCGCACGTGTTCACAAACTGGCACTGCGCCAGATTGGACGTCGTCTATATATCTTTCGACCTTATGCACTGACTTTCAAAAATAGCCAAGGCCTCCTGTGCGAGTTGGAGATTGCGGTAAACAAATGCCTCGTCCCATAAACCGAATTTACCACAGGGACGAAATCCGCTGCCGTGGTCCATCGTGATAATGAACGCCTGACCTTGTGGCTCAATTCTGTATTGCCTACCCTTGTACTCAACGTGGGCGGTTTCAAATGCTGCCTTGTGCACAGCTTTGCTAACTGTCTTTTTCATGTTATGCTGTTTTTGGTTTTTTCAATAGTTCCAATTTGCTAGCGGGCGCAACTTTGCCCGTTTCAATCTTGCCCCGAGCCGATGGCGTTATTCCAAACAATTGCCCCATCTGCGTGGCTTGCTTCAATGCTTTGCTGCGCACATCGTACCAAGGAGAAACAACACGCTCGCCAAATCTGTTAACAACAACCTCGCCCTCCTTGTTGTTTATCTCGCACGCTTTCTTATACAAACCCAACTCATTGCAGTAACCAGCAACAAGCCCAAGGTCTGCGCCTGCCAATAGGTTGTTATTTTTCAACTCCTTGCAGGTAATATCCCAGTACTCAAAGCCCAAAGCGTTTAAGTGCGCGGGTGGTTGTGGAACTCCAACACTCAGCTCGACCAACATAGGTTGCTCAAGGTTTCGGTCTGCGCGAAAAGTCCCCTCCAGTTTTTTAATTTCGGTTGGTTTACGTGGCCTTCCTTTCATTTTTACAAATATACGTGAAAATTTGCAAATTTATTTTCGCCCATGTGTGAAGAAAAG